CACCGTCACACTCCAAAGCATTTTGTTACGCGCCTGGCAGCGCGCCGGAAACGATGGCAGCGACATCGCTAACATCCCATCCGGCGCCAAGACCATGCTCGTCGCCGCCGCCAACGAACGCATCGCCGACTGCTGGGAGTGGGCCGATTGGCCAGAACTCATGCGCGTCGAGAGCCGCACAGTGCAGGGCGATGCCACGAACGGCTATTACATTGACTACGAACAGTCCGGCCAGACCGCCATGGGAGAGGTCTTTGGCGTCCTAAGAGACAACCCTGCAACACACGCCGCGCCCCAAGCCATTGGCTTTACGCTCCTCGGAGATGCCATTCGTTTCCCCGAAGACACCGACCTGCCAACTAGCGTCTACGTCAACTACCGCGTGCGCCCGACCGAATACTCTGCGAGCAATCTCTCGGCAACAGTGCCTAGCGTCATCGCAAAAGCAGTCGGCTACCTCCTGACCTCGGACCTTCTCACAGAAGACGGACAGCTCGACAAGGCACTCGCCATGGAACAGCTCGCCGAGTCCGAGCTGATCTCGCAGCGCGACAAATACTATTTCCAACAGGGGCAACCATCCACATGGACCGCCCGCGTCAACCAATATTGAACAGAAGATAACGAAGATAACGAAGGTATTCCCAAACCCTCAACCCTCAACTCTCAACCCTCAACTCTCCATGCACCCTAACAACAAAATCACCAACGGCCTGTCCGGCGGCATCTACGTCGCCGACACCACGGCCCGCACTGGCGACTGGCTCGCCGTGCAGATCCTCGCCGACGCCAAGTTCCACACCTTGACCGGCAACATCGCCGACATTGCGAACACGACCGAAGCCAGCGCCCCCGTTATTCCGGCAGGCACGATCCTCTTCGGCAAGTTCACCGCCCTCAACCTGCACAGCGGCCGCATCATCGCCTACACCGCCTAATGATCCTCGCCCCGACATTGTTGCTGAACGCTGGGTCCGGCGCCGCCATCGCGCGCCCGACCTTCAGCCGCGACTTTGCCGGGGAGAAGACGCTGAACAACGGCACCGGCCCCGCGATCAGCTTCACAAGAGCCAGCAACGCCACCTTCTTCGACGCATCTGGTGTGCTGCAAACGGCCAGCAACGGCACGCCGCGCTTCAACCACGACCCCGCGACCGGAGCGTCACGCGGTCTTCTCATCGAGGAGGCGCGGACGAATCTGTTGGAGCGCAGCGCGGAGCTTGACAGTGCTACATGGTCAAAATCTGGAGGCACGATAACGGCTAACGCTGACACAGCGCCAGACGGGACAACGACCGCCGACAAGTTTGTCGAAAGCGCCGTCAACGAAACGCATCAAGTGTTTCAGAACGTCACTGGCGTTGCCGCCATTCAGACAGCTTCATTTTTTGTCAAAGCAGCCGGAAGAACATCGTGTCAGTTTTTGGCGTTCAACGCAACGGATAGCTCAATCGGGCGAGTCAACGTAGACCTGACAAACGGAACAACATCCAGCGTCCTCGGAACCGCAACAGCTACATCTGTCGGAAGCGGATGGTATCGCGTTGCAGTCACCTACACCCCTACGGTGACCAATACTTCGTTCAATGTGTTCCCACGCGAAGGAGGCAGCACAAGCTATCTGGGAGACGGCACATCCGGCATCCTCATCTGGGGCGCCCAACTAGAAGCAGGCGCCTTCGCCACGTCCTACATCCCAACAACCACCGCCGCCGCCACCCGCGCAGCGGACTCGGCGGTCGTCACGCCGATCTCCAGCTTCTATAATCAGAGTGAGGGGACGTTGTTTGCAGAAATAAATTATCCGCAAACACGCATTTCTCATTCAGCGTCATATTTTGCAAATGCAATACGCTTCACAAAGCCAGCCGAAAATTTTCCTGTAATAGAATTATACGCACAGACGGTTTCAACGGGATCAACGCTTAGTCAAAGTATAAAAGTTGTCAACGGTTCCAACGCCAACCAAGCAGAAGTTGGATTCATTGATTTGCCTACGACGGGCGCATTATATCGGTATGCCGCTGGCATAGCGCAAAATAGTGTCGCCATATACCGCAACGGAGCTGCCGGAGGAACCGACACGTCGGTAGACATGTCATCTGGCTTTAGTGAGTTGTCGCGCATGTGCATTGGGTCTGACGGCCAAAGCAACAACATGCTCAATTCCCACATCCGCAAGATCGCTTACTGGCCCCGCCGCTTGAGCAACAGTTTGCTCCAACAACTCACGACCTAAAGCCATGACGGACTACCTCTACAAATTCCCCAACGAGCAGACGGCGCAAGCTGCGCTGGCCGAATACTACGACAGCGAGACAGGCTGGAAGACCAGCGGCAACGGCTATGCGCTTGATCCTGTTGGTGTGCTGGCAGACGTAGACAACAGCGACCCCGAGAATCCGGTCAGCACGGTCTTGGACGGCTGGCACCTCAATCTGCGCGTGACTGACGACCGCACCGATCCGGCGGCGGACTACAGCGTCACTCCGACACAGCAGCGGAGAGTGTGGCTATGACATCGTGGCACTACGACCTGACGACCACCGAGAAAGGCGTCATCGGCACCGCGACCAGCATCGGATCGTCCATCTTTTCAATGCTGCCACACTTGGAAGCAACCCTCCGTATAGGCGGACTCATCATCGGAATTTTGGTCGGACTGGCCACGCTCATCAGCGTCCTGCACGACATCAGGAAGAAGCAGAAAGAACTAAAATAATATGCGTAACTACAAAACAACCCTCCTCGGCATCCTCACAATCATCGCCTCCCTCTCGACCGCTGGCCGCGAGTTCCTCGCCAACGGCAGCATCCCCGACCTCGGCCTCATCTCCGCGAGCCTGCTCGCCGGTTGGGGCTTGGTCATGGCCAAGGACAACAATGCGCGGCTCTAAGCCGCGAGTGATTCAGTGTTCAGTGGTTCAGTGATTCAGACTGCAAACTGAGCAAAGACCGAAAACTGAAAACTCCGTCCCGCCGATGAAAAGCAAAACCATCAAAGCCATCGCCGCTCTCATCCTACTCACCGGGTTCGCCCTCATGGGGAGCGGATGCGTGACGGTCGGCTACGACTTCCTCAAGCAACAAGCCACCGTCACGGTCAATCCCCCGACCAAAGGCTACGCAAAGTGACCCATGTGGACCTGGCTCAAGAGAATCTTTGGCAAGAAATCCGACGCTACCCCAGCGCCGGCCTCGCCGAGTTATGTCTCCGCATCCAGGCCGAGCTTCACCGTCGAGCCACCGCTGACGAGCTACGACGAGCGCCGGCTCGGCACGCCGAACAAACAAGCCAACCGGATCAAGCCGCAAGCCGTCGTCCTGCATCACAGCGATGGCAGCTACCGGGGCAGCTGCGCCTGGATCACCAACCCCGCAAGTAAGGTGAGCTACCACGTTCTAATTTCCCGCGATGGACGCAGGACAGTATTCGCTAACGATACTGACCGCTGCTGGCATGCCGGCCGCAGTTCATGGCAGGGCCGCCCCGACCTCAACGGTTGGAGCCTCGGCGTGGCCTGGGACGGCAACACCTACGAAGACCCCCTCGGTGAAGCCGCCATGGCCAGCGCCCTGGAATACCTGGTCCCCCGCATGAAGAAGTGGGGTATCCCACTGAACCTCGTCCTCACGCACCAACAAGTCGCCCCAACCCGCAAGAACGACATCTCCCCGGCAGACGCGGCACGTTTTAAGTCCCGCTTAAAAGCTGCCCTCTCTCAACTCTAAACCCTCAACTTTCAACTACCCAATGGCCAAGACAATTCCCCAACTCACTGACGCCACAACCGTCAACGCCGCCGACGAACTCATCATCCAGCAAGGCGGCATTACCAAGCGAGCCACGGCCAGTGAGTTATTCGCCTCTACACCTTTTAAGGAAAGCGCGGCGATGTCCATTAACAGCGGCGGCATTAGCCTTTACGTTCAGCAAACAGACGCCTCGACCCGCAAACTGCTCCGCGCCAATCCGGTCGATGGCGGTAGACTGGTCATCAATGGCGTGACGCGCCAATTCAACGGTGCGCTGTCGATGGACACCACGCCTTACAGTGCCGACACCTTGTATTATGTTTATGCGTATTGGACGGGCAGCACGGTCGCGCTGGAACTTTCTGAAACGGTTTACGAATTTGATTACGGCTCGCCGCACGCTGGCATCGCCATCAAGACCGGAGACGCTACGCGCACGCTGGTTGGGCTGACTTACTTGGATGCCAGCAAGGAAATCGTCAATAATTTCCAAACCAACAGCTTGCTAAATTGGTATAACCAGCAGCTTAATTCTTTGGCTGGCCAACTTGGCGGGTCCGCACTGCCTCCAACATCGTGGTCGCTTTATGAGGCTGAAGTGACCGCCCGCTTTAGCGGATCAGACCCGCAAAACGTATCGAATTGGTTTCAAGACGGCGGACAAGATATTGGCGATGCCAGCCAGAACGTGATCACGTTTTTGCATTGGGGAGGTAGGCTTGGCCGTTTTCCTGCCGTCACCTTTGGTATTTCTGGAACGGTTATGATCCAAGGAAGCGGCCAAAGGCTACGAATAAGATACGGAACAAAAGCGCGAGGCCCAATCCAGCCAATTAGCAGCGACATGTCAATGTCTGCGCCAGCGCGAAACTTTTTCCATAATGTCAGCGGGGCAACGACGTTTTCATGGGTCAATGCTGGGCGCGAGGAAATCACGCTATGGGGCCAGATTGTCGGCAACGATTTGGCGGCGACCGGTGTGGCCTCGACTGACATTATCACCTGCACCGGCAACGAGTTTGCTAACAACCTTCCGGTGCGTTTTACCGCATTGACCGGCGGTGCTGGGCTGTCGGCCAACACGCGGTATTTCGTGCGCGGACTGTCTGGCTCAACTTTTCAGCTTTCGACTACTCCGCTTTACAGCGGAGTGACCGGCGTTGCCTCAACTGACGTAATTACCGCCGCTGGCCACATATTCACCAACAACCAGCTTGTTCAATTCACGGCGTTGACCGGCGGCAGCGGACTAACCACTTCGACCGACTACTACGTCCGCGACATCGTCGGCAGCACATTCAAGCTGGCAGCGTCCAGCGGTGGTGCGGCCATTGATTTCACAACGAACATCACCGCCGGTTCCATCGGCGCTCCGATCATTAACTTCACGACAGACATCTCGGCGGCAAATATCGGAGCAAATGGAGCGACGGTTTACGTCAATACGTTTGCGTCTTACTACGGATAAAAAACTATGAGCATACTAACACAACCAATCGAAAACACAGTCAACGAGGGCCAACTTGCCTTTCAAGCCATGATCCGCGACCTCCGCACCTCTCCGAAGGTGCTGGTGGACACGATCTATAACTACTGGGCGCGGGCCTTCGACTTGCTGCACGGCGATCCGACAACGCGACCGGCTAAACTGGAAGCATTGGGAGCCGACGCTGGCGAGATGTTTGCGCTGAACACGGCACTTTGCCAGTTCTTGATTGCCAGCTTGACGGGCAAGCGGAACGACATCGTGAGCGGCGTCCAGTCGCGTCTGGCGAGCCTGCCGGAGTTTGTCTTCAACGAGGACGGCACGGTTACGGAGGCTTAATTTGTCATTAGAAAGTCCAACCGCCCGCGACGGCGACGCAGGATTCATCGGCTTTGCCAGCCGGTTGAACCCGGTGTCGTTGCCAGCTGGCATGCTCCAGCTCAGTGAGAACATGCGGTTGGACCGTGGGACGGCCAAGACGCGCAAGGGGGTCAAGAGGTTGGCTGATGACATCCTGCCGACCAATGTGCCGCTGACGGTGCCCTTTGTGCTGACCACGCCGGGGCCAGTAGTGCGCGACAGCTACGAGGGAGGTATCTTTGCCGGTGCGGCTTACCGCTCGGTGGCGCCAGACAGCGGGCAGGAGTGCGTGGTGCTGGCCGGGGCGTCGGAGGCTTACGTCTGGCAAGATCCCTACGAGGCGTATTTGAGGGACGAGGCCGGCAACCTTATTACAGACGAAAACGGCGACCCCATTTTGGCCAACAACTTTCCCGCCACGCTAACTTACCCGAGCGGCGAGACGATCAGCAGGAATGACAAGATATCAATGCTGCAAGCATTTGACCGGCTTTACCTGCTTCGCGAAGCGTGGATCGGCGAGCAGGGCTTTGAGGAAAAGCCGGTGACGACCGGCGGCATTGCTGTGGCTTCAACAACGGCGACCATCAACAGCGCCAGTCACGGCTATACGGCTGGCATGCGCGTGCGGATAGATGGGTCAGCCGTGGCTGCGCTGAATGGGGCGGAATACGACATCGCCAGCGCCTCGACCAACAGCTTTACGGTGACAGTGCCGGCGGGCACGGCAAGCGACGCCACGTTGACCGGCCGCAAGGTGCGGCGTGTGAAGGCTCCGCTTTACTGGGACGGCGCCTCAACCAGTTTTACCAAGAGTCCCGGCGGCATCCCTGCGGTCGGCCCGACCTACCGCACCATGCGCTCGGTGGGCTTCGGCGCCTACATCAACAACCGCATGTGGCTCCCAGACGGCCGCGACCAAGTGGCGGTGAGCGACTATCTGGACGCCGACACCTACGATAGCTTCTGGCAATCCTTCCGCGCCAACCAAGGCAGCAACGACTACATCGTGGCCATCCACCCATGGCGCGAGGGCGCGGTGCTTGTCTTTATGCGGCACTCAATCTGGCTGGCCGAGGTCAACCAGTTCGCCTCGACGGACGGCAGCTCGTTTGAGATTGACACGCCAGTCACCTCGCTTACCCAACTAACCGGCGAGGTGGGTTGTGCGGCCCGCCGGACGATTCAGACGGTGGGCAACTTTGTCTACTTCTTGTCCGACGCCGGAGTCTACCGGCTGGACACGCAACTTGATCTAAAGCTGCAAGGCAACACCGTCCCGCTATCGGACCCGATCAGCGACATCTTTGAAAACATGAACGGCGAGCTGGTCGAAGATGCGTGCGGGTTGTGGTTTAACAACCGCTACTACATCACGCTACCCATCGACGGTGCAGTGGCGCCGGGACAGTCGGCCAAAGGAAATAACGTCATGTTGATTTACTCCGCGCTTAACAAGCAGTGGGAAAGCAAGGACACCTACGGCGCGGGGCTGGATGACTTGATTGTCTCGTCCTACGAGGCCGTCCGTCGCGTCTTTGCCGTCAACCGCGCCGGAAAGTTGTATCTACTTGAGGAAATGGATCGTGGTGACGACGTGCCGGATGCCGAGATCACTGGCGACGCGGCTTTCTCGGTTGTGACTGGCCGCATCAAGACGCGCCGCTACGGTTTTGACAGCATGCAAAACAAGCGTTTCGTCCGCTCACTGGCAGACGTGATGATGCCAGATACGGCGTCGATAACGGTAAAGGCACATCTCATTAACCCCGACCGGGAGATCGTGCTGGTGCCCAGCCAGACAAACACCTCGGGGCTGGGCGAGGATTACACGCTGAAAAACGCAATCCGCGCCACAGCGCATTATGCGGAACTGGAATTTGTAACCTCGGCCGAAAGGCCCGAGATCAGAAACATCTCAATAGAAGCGGCCATTGCGAGCCAGCCGCAAACCGACACACGGCACGCCGCTTAACTAATTATGGCAACAATCACAGTAACACCCGGATATACCTTCGCCTCTGGCGAAACGGTTGAGGCCAACGACCTCAACCTGCTTGGACAGCCAACGGCAACAATTACCAATATCGTCAACGCGGACATCGCAAGCGGTGCTGCGATTGCGCTGTCCAAGCTGGCGACCGGGGCTTTGCCTACGGCGATTACCGTGGCCTCGGCCAACATGGTAACGGCGACAGCGCAAGCATTGCTACCTGCCGGTGCCGTGATGCCTTTCGCTATGAACTCGGCCCCCGCCGGTTGGCTGGCGGCCAATGGTGCCGCAGTAAGTCGTTCAGCCTATGCGACTTTGTTTGCCGCGATCAGCACAACGCACGGCGTTGGCGATGGCAGCACGACCTTTAACCTGCCCGACCTGCGCGGCATCTTTGTGCGCGGCAGCGGGTCGCAAACGATCAGCGGGAAGGCTTACAGCGGGACGTTTGCCGCCAAGGAACAAGACGCATTTCAAGAGCACCGCCATTCGCAGATCCCCTCGTCCATTGGCTCTGGCGGATCGGGCGTCAGCGACGCGGGCACCACGCTGATCGGAAACGTGACAGGGACATCCGTTGAAGTGGCAGGCTCGGGATTTGGCGTGCCGCGCACCGGCTCGGAAACAAGGCCGGTTAACGTGTCGCTGCTGTATTGCATCAAATTCTAAGCATGACCCCATGGCAACGCGCAAAACACTGGTGGGACAACCACTCAACGCAAGACTTCTGGGAGCTTGTCGGCGAGCATTTGTCGGCGGGCTATGTGTGGAACTCGCCGGAATGCTTCATGCTGGCTCGCGCTGTGCGGTGGAACGCGGAGGAGCAAAACTTTGAAAGCGGCGAGCCTAACACTTGGTTTGTCACTCTGGCTGCTGGCGCTGCTGGCACAAACCCTGTGCGGGAGTGTCTGCGCGTGGCACCACATCCGCAGCAATACGCGGCATGGTGCCGCAGAGGGAGCTTGGAGCCGCGAGTCTACATTTGGGAGAAACTAATTAGCAAAACAGGAGGAAAATAATATGGGATCAGGACCATCAATGCCAGCAGCGCCGCCGCAACCAGCGGCGCCAACGCCGATAGATTACGACCGGATGTATGCCGCGGCGACGCGGTCGGCCATCCAGCAGATGCAGGAGCAGGAGCGTTCGCTCGAGCGTCTGTATCCCAAGATGACCGCCATGCAGCTCGGCACGGCCCGGCAGGTGGCCGGGGAGCTGGACAATCAATACCTCGCCCGGACCCGTGGCGTGATGGACCAGGAGCTGCAAGCGGCCAGCGCCCCCAGCGCCATCGAGGCGGAGATCCAGCGTCAGGCTCAAGAGGAGCTGATGCTGGGACGTTCCCTCTCGCCGGAGCAGGAGCGGGCGGCGCAGCAATCCGCCCGCGGCGCCTTCGCTGCCCGCGGTCTCGGCACCAGCGCCGGATCGTCGGCCGCGGAAATCCTCAACCGGGATGCCATGTCGCAGCAGCGTCTCGACCAGCGGCGTCAATTCGCCCTCGGCGCCAACCAGCTCGACCTGGCCCGCCGCGGCCGCCGGATCACCCTGGCCGAAGGCTACGGCGCCCTCGACCCCTTTGCCCGCGGACTCAACCCGGCCTTCGGCCTGGGCCAAGCGACCATGGGACAAGGCACGCAGCTGATCGGCAACACGTTCAACAATGCGGTGAACCAGGCGGGCAACGTCGAATCCTTCAACCGG